GGGATGTCGGGGTCGTTGGTGACGCACGACGAGGAGGCGCGGGACATGTTCAAGACGACCCTGGAGATGTACATCGAGGGTTTGCCGCAGAGGTTCAAGGTACCGGTGGCTGCGCACAACAGGACGCAGTTGGTGTTCAAGAACAGGTCGAAGCTGGCGTATCAGACGGCGGGGACGCGGAAGAATTCGAAGCTTGGGAAGGGCAAGGGGCTGACCTATTTGCACGGCACAGAGGTATCGGAGTGGGGGGACGAGGAGGGATTTGCGTCGTTGCAGGCGTCGATGAGTGAGACGCACCCGGAGAGGCTGGAGATTTACGAATCGACGGCGCAGGGGTTCAATTTCTTTTCGGAGTTGTGGGACAGGGCGGAGGACAGCGTTTCGATGAGGCAGATTTTCATTGGATGGTGGAGGAATACTGATTACATGAAGCCGGAGGGTTCGAACGAGTACCGGGTGTATTGGGACGGGAAGTTGCTGCCAGAGGAGCGGAAGTGGACGAGGGAGATTGAGGAGAAGTACGGATACGAGATCACTCCGGAGCAGATTGCGTGGTGGCGGTGGATGATGAACGAGAAGATTGGGAATCAGGAGTTGATGTACCAGAATCACCCGCCGACGGCGGACTATGCGTTCATTGCGAGCGGGGAGAATTTCTTCTCGACGGCGAGACTAAGCGACGAGATGAAGGCGATCAGGAAGTTGCCGAAGCCGGACCTGTTCCGGTTTGTTTTGAGGGAGAATTTCGAGGACTGCGACATCACGGAGACGATAGAGAAGCACTGCAATCTGAGGGTGTGGGAGCACGCGGACGATCAGGGGCTGTACGTGCTGGGGGCGGACCCGGCGTATGGGAGCAGCGATTGGGCTGATCGGTTCGCGGTAAGTGTGTGGAGGTGCTACGCGGACGGGATGGATCAGGTAGCGGAGTTCTGCACGGCGAGTTGCAACACGTATCAGTTCGCGTGGGTGATGCTGTACCTGGCGGGTCACTACCGGAACACGATGATGAATCTGGAGATCAACGGTCCTGGGCAGGCGGTGTGGCAGGAGATTCAGAACATGAAGCGCAACGCGGGGATGAACCCGAGGAACCCGGTGAGCCAGAAGATTGCGTATGTAGTTCAGAACTTGCAGAACTATCTATACCGCAGGTTGGACGGGTTCAGCAGGCCGAGCGCCTATCACTGGAAGTCGAGCACCGAGACGAAGGAGAGGATGCTGAACTTTTTCAAGGACAACTTCGAGCGTGGATCGTCAAGAGTTAGAAGCCCGGAACTGATCGAGGAGATGCAGCACGTGATTCGAGATGACGGCCAGCTCGGGGCGCCAGGGCGCGGGAAGGATGACCGGGTGATTGCGGCGGGGCTGGCGCACGTAGCCTGGTCGGATTACGTCAGGAACCAGTGCATCCAGCGTGGGATGCTGCGCCCGAAGATAGGTGGTGGCGGGGAGATCATTCCGCAGGTGAAGACGATTTCGCCGTCGATGAAGGGGTATCTGGCGCGGATCGGGATCAAGGCGTGATATGGGAATGCGCCGAATCGACTATATCCGTGCGAGCGCAGGCTTTTTGCACGACGAGGGCATTCGCGGATCGAACCCGATAACGAGTCCCTACCGCGCCGAGTTTGGCATTCTCCCGAGGGACGAGATCGTGAGGATTCTCAGGAAGCTGCCTGAAGGCGATACGAGGACCAACAAGCTCAAGGACACGATTGTCTTTTGCGACATCGAGACGCACCTGAGAATACGGTGGACCGGCAAGCTAGGCAGACTGTCCCGGTACATGGAAGGCAGACACGAATTCACGCCGAAGACACTGCGCCGCATATCACGGATGCTGCTGCTGCTGGAGCGCGGTCAGGTCGTCAAGCGAGACTGGAAGATCATCTATCTGGACGAACCGACGAAGAAGCCAGACATCGTGATGCGAGTGCACATAGGCGATACTGGAAAGCCTACAATCGTGCGGGTCGATGCGTTGCCCGTTGTCAAGCAGATGCCCAAGCTGTTCCAGAGTTTCAAACTACCGGGAGAGCGGTGAATGGCTGTTCAGAAAGAGTGGACCTGCCTGGCTCACGGAGCATTCGATTCGTCGGAATCAGTGTGTCCGCACGGTTGCGGAGAGGGCATGGTAGAGCGTGCTTTCAGGACAGCGCCGACCATTCAGTCGCGTTCATTCCGTGGGATCAACAACACCTTCGAGACGCTGGCGCGGGAGAACGGCCTGTCGAACATGCGCAACGCCGAGGGGCAGGGGATGCGCAAGGCTGATGCCCAGACGTACCAGCGACTCAACGAAGCTACCGCGCTGGTCATGGGGAGCAGCAAAGCGGGGATGGCTGGCATGGATGCCGGCCAGTTCTTCAAGCCGCTGAACCAGTTCCAGCCCGGAAGCACGGGCGACGGGGGTGTTTTGCAAAGGCAGGGGAATCAGGTACTCTCGGGCGCGATCCCGCTGAACCTGCCGACCCCGAAGCTGGAGGCCGCGCCGTTCGACGGCAAATCGCTTGGCCTGCCACCAGGAGACGCGCAGTGAGGATTCCAACCGAGAAGGAACAGGACGGCTTCGCAAGGCTCGAACTGTATCGGGAGACGATACAGGCGTGCTTCTACTCAGAGAAGAAGCGCCGCCAGCAGTACGAAGTCCTCAAGCACTACTACGTTCACGGGTGCTCGCCCGAGGTAGACGAGGCTCCGTTCAACAAGATCGAACCGCTGATCGACACCCTGTCGGCGTTCCTGTACTCGGCGGACTCCACGCGGTTCAGCGCCCATCTCGGCCCGGAAGTCCCGGCGCAGGAGTGGGACAAGGTGCAGCCCATCGGCAAGGCGGTCAACGTCGAGTGGATGAACTCGGGTTCTGACCAGATGTTCAGCCAGGCGCTCGACTGGTCGCTGGTCTACCAGTCCATGTTCGTCAAGATCGTGATGAACGGCGGTCACCCGATCCCGTATCTGGTCGAACCCGCGTGCCTCGGCGTGTACCGAGAAGACGTGAACGGACTCGACCGGCAGGAGGCGATCGCGCTCAAGTACACCATCACGAAGACCGAGCTCGAAGCGATGCTGACCAGTCACCCGAGCCGGCAGACCATCCTCGACTCGCTGGCCGCGAAACCGATCCGTCCGCGCGACGAAATGCCCGAGGGACTGCGCCGGATCATCGTGACGAACCTCGCCGGAGTGCCGCCGCTGTCGCCCGGCAATCAGGTCACAGGGAACGGCACCCTGACGATGGCCGAGCGAATCGACTACACGCCGGGGATCGCGGCAGATGTGATCGAGATGACAGAGCTGTGGATCAAGGACGACGACATCGACGGCAAGGGCCGCACCGACTGGCGCACCGTCACCATTGCCGAGGCAAATACGGTCATCTACGACAGGCCGAACATCTTCGTTCAGGGCGAGCAGCCGTTCACTCAGGTCTGCCCGATGCCGATGGTCGGGTACTTCTGGGGGTTCTCGTTCGCAGGCGGGCTGATCGGACTTCAGGGCTGGCGCAACGTCCGGGTTTCCGAGATTCAGCGGATCGAAGCGAGACAGGCCAATCCGCCGATTGCGGCGATGGGCTTCTCGGGCATGGCCGACGAAACCGTGTTCGCCTTGCAGCAGCCGGGCGGGGTCATGAACAACTCAGACCCGATGGGCAAGGTGCAGCGGTTCGATGAACCCGTGCCCGCCGATCTGTGGGACTCGCTCGACCGCATAGACGCGATGTTCCTGGAGCGCGCGGGCCTGTCGCCGTTGCTCATGGGACGCGGCGAAACAGGGGTGAGAAGCGGCAGGCAGACCACGGAACTCTCACGCCTTGGCAGCTCGCGCACCAAGAAGCGTGCGCTGTGCGTCGAGGACAACCTTGAAACGCTCGCCACGAAGATGTTCAAGGCGATGCGCAGGTACGACGACAACGCTTATCTGACCGTGCCGTCGCAGCCGGGTGAGAAACCCGTGAAGTTCATTCTCAACCAAGCCCCCGATGATGCCATCATCAAGGTCGATGCGCACTCGAATTCTCCGTTGTTTGTCGAGGATCAAAAGACGCTCGCGGCAGATTTGCTTGAAGCCCACGCAATCGACCGAGAATCGTACATCGACATGCTGAATCCACCGATGAAGGAGGTTCTGCTGAAGAAACTCCCGGTAATCGAGGCGAAGGAACAGGCGGCGGCGAAGTCTGCGGCTGACCATGAAACTCAGATGGCGATGGCGAAGCACTCCCCACCGGGGCCGATGAACGGGGCTGGAGCTAGACAGTGAACGACGAACCCGAATCGAAGAACAACGACCTTGGCCTGTCCATACCCGACGCGCAGGGCATCAAGTCAGCGCTGCTGCGTGCGGTGAGCGAGGGTCACATCGCGCAGGACTGTGCGCACTCCGCAGCGTGCGATCTGGTGGCTGCGTTCCAGGTCATCGACACGGAAGTATTCACTCGTTCCGAGAGCGAGCGCATACTTCGTGAAAATAGAGCTTGACACTCATAATGAAGTCAGTGAGTATTCACACCGTTACACGGTATGGCTGCCTCCCGTCTGAAGTGGCCTGTTGCAGCAAGGAGAACTATATGTTCACGCCTCTGGAAGCACGGCGCGGTCGTCGCGGTCGTCGGTCTCGTCGCTAATTCGGCCTGACGCCGGCAATCGGGGGTGC